ATAAGCCCAACCAATGATAGGTGAGTGATCTGTAAAATCTGTTTCTTGAGAGTTTACTAATTTTAGATCTAATTTTCCGTAAAGAGTTTTTCCTGACTCACTAACAGAATAAATCATTTGTCTCAATGCTCTAGGAGCATATAATGAGTAACATTGTAATCCAGAATTTTCATTCAATGCCGCTTTAACAATTACATCATCAGATCCGATTAAATTATTATTATATAATTTTTCAAACAAATTGACTCTCCAAGTTTGCAGACTAGGAATAAATTGAAAATCTCTTTCTGTTGCAACTATTTCAATATCAACATCTCCAGAAATATATCCAGATCCAGGTTCAATAACTTTTACTTCACGAAGCATTCCATTTTCAATTATTGGAGTTAAAACACAACCAATTCCAGAAGAAGAGAGTATGTCTACATCTGGAATAGACGTATAATCTGATCCAACATTATTTACAATTACTTCAACAATTTTTCCGTCAGCAGATACTATTGGATTAACTTGGGCATTTTTTCCAGAAGTAATCGATACATTGGGTGGTTTTTTAAAGTTGATAATCTCATTAGTTCCATATCCAGTTCCTTTATCGGATAAATGTACCGATGTAAGTTCTCCTCTAAAAATTGGTTGAACCTGAACTTCATATGCACTAGATTCAATTCCAGTAACAGTTTCTATGCCAACAGGACCTTTAATTGATACTGAGATTGGAATGTAATTGAAGTGGTGTGTTCCGCTACCAGAAGAATTAAAATCTATATATTGTCTAGTCTCATAAAAGAAAGTTTCATTTCCTACAGAACCAATTTCAGATAATTTGAAATTATTATTATCAACTACTGTGATGTAGTAATTATTTGTATCATTTAATCCACCAATATTTGTAGTTCCAGAAAAATATTGTAATATCTCTCCTGATTTATAATCATGATTTTCTATACTAATACTATTAGAGGAAGTATTAATTCCTGATGAAGTAACAGATCTTTTTTTATTTTGATATCCAGATCCAGTATTAACAATGTTAATAGAATCTACAACTGCTTTTTTAGAAGAACATTCAAGTGTATGTTTTCCTATACCATTAAAAGATAAGGTAACTGTATTAATACCACTAATGGCCTCTCCAACAGTATTGTGGAGTTTAATTGTAGTAGCATCAATAACTTCTGCAAAATATGTTGCATCAGTAGAAAGTCCACCAACTACTTTTTGAGAATTTGGTTTATAAACTAACTGTTCTCCATTTCTAAACTTATGATAAGTAGAAAATCCAATAGTAGAAAGAGTAACTCCTAAACCAACTCTATTCGATTGAGGATCAGAGAAAAATTCTTGAGAATGTGAAATTAATTTTAGATTAACTAGTGCATTAGCATCTTTACCATTGCCACCAGTTATTGTGACAACAGGAACTTCTGTAAAATCAAATCCTCTATCAATAATTCTAAGTTCTCTTAAACTTCCATTGATCGCAAGAAATCCTGTTGCATCAGTTCCAACCGGATCTGTTATAGTTAGTTCTGGTGGATTAATTACGTCAAAGTCAATTCCAGGTGAAGATACTTTAACTTCTTCTAGTCTTCCTGTGTGAATTATATCCCTTGATTTATAATTTAAAATTTCAACTCCATTAACCAAAATTCCAGTAGAACCTGGTTTGGTTTTTACTTCAACATCACTATTAATTGGAGTAGCAATTTCTCTATAGAGTTTTTGGGGCTCGGTATTTTTATTCTTTGTTTCAGATTTTTCTAAAATGTTATCTTTAACAGTAGTACTTTCTATAACTATAAATTTTGAGGTATATAAGTTAGCTAAAGACCTTGCCAATTTTATCTTATCATGATCCACTCTGAAGATATAATATATTCCCTCACCACCAGTATCTCCACCAAATAATGAAGACAAAATTGTAGTTTCTTCTGCAGTTTCTCCATCACCAATCTCAACTGTACTCGTAATTTTTTGTGGAGTATATGCTACAGATTCTCCACTATAATATCCATGATTTGATATCTCTAAGGTGTCTCCTACAAATGAACCACTAAAAGTTTTTATTGGTTTATTTGCAACAATTGGTTTTTCTTTATAAGAAGGTAAAGAGTTTGATGCAACTAAAATTGAATCTCCATATTGCTTTTTATAAACATTTTGAATGTTTGCATGAAATTTATTAATTTGGGGGAAAAATGTAGATGTTACTTTTCTTATACTTCGTTGTGCATAGTATTCTACACCAGCATTGAGAGTACCAGAAGTTTTAATCGTTATAATTCTAGAAGAAAGGATATCAGAAACTTCTGCATTATAAATTTCAGCACCTGATGCTGAAACAATAACCAGATTATCACCAAGTAGTAAATAATTATCTTTATTGAAAGTTAATTTGTATGTTTTTGGGGAAATATTTCCAATTAATTCAATATTTGCAATTAAATATTTTACTGGGTTATTATATAACCAATTTTTAAACTTAAATGAATTTTCCTCAACACCAAGAGTTTTTATATTAAAACTATCTCCAGGTTTATAGTCATATATTCCATCCTGTTTTGAAAATCCAGATAGAACTGAAGAGAGACGAACTACAATTGATGAACCATTTTCGTCTGGTTTGACTGAAGCAAAATCTTCTGTACTTAAGGTATCTCCATCAATTAAGGTTTCAGTGATATTACTACAGTCTAAGAACTGAGTTATTGTTTTTGATGTATAGGATACGATACCAGATTGGTTAGCAACTCCTGTGGGATAATCTACATAGAGAGTTCCAGAGTTTGGAAATCCAATTGTCGAGTCAACATCAATAAATGTTGATCCAGAAGAAACATTTCCAATTATATGAGTTTTTGGTGCAACTTTGAATTCGCCTGAGGTAGATCCAAGAACACTGGCATTTCTATTATATCCACCATCATATGAAAGTTTAAAGAAATTTTTTCCAATCCCAGTATTAATTTTTTCTACATCATATATTGAAGTGTATGTTTTATCATTATCTCCTTGAAATATAGTCCTACTATCCAGTTCTGAAGGATTACCAATAATTGGTTCAACTAAAAAATTAGAAGTAACTAAATTTCTAGCATTTGATGGTGTAAATAAAGATTCTCTAGGCTTTACAATTTCAACATTTACTCCATAAAGAGCATTAAAAAGAATCTTATAGGACTCATCTGTTCCTTTACTTGTATAAAAATCCTTTGACTGCTTTATGAATAAATTTTGATTGATATTAGAGGCTAATGGTCTCTCAGATAATCCAGGTAAAAATTGAAGTTTTGCTTTACTTAAAAATTCCTTTAAAAATAAACAACTTAAATTTTGTATAGTATCACCATCTGCATGTTCTTCTGCCAATGTAGAACTAAAAACAAGTTCTCCTGAATTGGAATCTGAATTATATGAAGTTACACCATTAAATCCTCTAATACAACCAGTAAAAGAAGATATTGTTTTTCCAGTATATGTTATTACTTCATCACCTATTTTTAGAAGTCCATAAGAACTAGGAAAATCTGTAGTTCCTTTTGGAGAATCTGAAAGATTTATATTAATTGTTGTTGAATATTCATCAGTATCACCACTCAAGATTACTTCATGATCTATTGAAGTTTGTTCATCCAGTTTTACATATTGATCAATATTTTGAATTAAATCAATAGGACCACTTTTATATTCTTGTCCAATATAATATTGCTTTAAAAATTCAGAGATAAGGGGGAACTCATTCTCAACATATGTTGGGAGTTGATTCTTAACGATGTTGCTAAACTTGATTCTTGTTTCTGACATTTTTTTGTATATCTCTAAATTAGTAACCGCTGCCAGCACCCGAAGGCGTTGATCCACCAGAAGTACCAGAAGTTGAAGTTGTTCCGGTAAAAGAATTATTAGTGGTAGTAATATCTGCAGTAGTAACTACAGTAGGTGTAACATTTTCTGGTCCACCAACACGAACCAAATTACCTTCTGCATAAGAAGAAGATACAATGTAACTTGATGCTGATGGATCTAGTCCTGATGCGATTTCGTCTGACACCATTTCAAATGTACTGTTACTAGTATCTAGTTGCAAATAAAGGTCCTGTAATCCGACAACATCATTTGACAATGGAGTTGCTTGAATTTCAATAATTTGTTGACCATCTTTTTCCATACCAGCAGTAATATTAACTGCATTGATAGTTATTATCCCATTTATATAATCAATAGTTCCTACATTAGATCTTACAATAGATGGATTTTGAGATCCTACATTTGGAAGACTGAAGAAGAACAATGAACCAGTTGTTCCTTCCGAGTTTGGAATATCTCCAAGATATAGATTTTCAGTAACTCCAAAAATTCTAAATGCAGAAGATTTTATATTATATCCAGAATTATTTGCAATATGAAATTGATTTCCAAATCCAATTTGATATTCTGCAAGTGTACTGGGTACAACTCTCAAATTTCTTCTCATCTTCATAATAGTAATGTTTGATGTTACTGATGGATGACTATCATCAATAATTTTCAAAAATTTACTATATTTAAACCGAGCACCATACTTATTCAATTCAGTAGAATTTGCATACTTAGACGCATTATTAGAAACTATTGAAGAAACATCAGCTGGTGACGGTGCTAAATTTGTGTTATAGTAAATTTTTGAACTTATTTCAATATAAAGATATTTAAGATCTAAGATTTCAGGTACAACACCTGCAACTGCATACTTCTTTAATTTTAATTTAATATTTTCTTTAATCAGATTTGGTAAGAAATCTCCAAACTTTGGTTTTATACTAATGAAAACTTTTCCATATTGTGGTGGGTTTAATTCTTCTCCACCAAAAACTGAAATTGATTCAGTATCTGGATATATTCTTGCTGGAATAAGAGTTTCATAATCATCTGCAGTTACTGCACGATTCTGAGTGGCATAAATTTTTGGTGCATATTTTCTAACAGACTCTACACCCTCAATTGCGGATCCACCCCTAGAACTAAATTCTGGTGTTACAAGTGATATTCCGCTAGTAACAGTGTATTCATTACCATCTCTTGTATAAGTTATTCTTCCATTGAAAGAGAATTGTGAAAATCCATTTCCAGCATCACCATTAGATGTCAAATATGTTACAGTAATATAATTTTGGTCCTCAAGTTTTTTACCAAAACTTCCATCGCCAAAGAAAAGTTCATATCTCTCATCAGATACTTCCTGTAAGAAATAAACTTTTGATTCAGAACCAATATAAAATAAATTATCTTGTAAAGAATATTTTACAGTAGCTGTAGCAGATGAATTATTCCTAACACTCACTCTAATTAATTCAGTATCAATACCAATGTTAGGTAGGATAAATTTTTGCTGAGGGTTTCTATCACTATAAGTGAAATTCTTTTCTACAACCACTCCTTCATAGATTGGTATATTATTGAAAGAAGCAATTTTATTAACCACAGGGACGGTTATATCGTCTAAGATACAGAATGACCCCGACCCAGTACCAAAGACGCCCTGAGACGCTACTACGGTCCCCTTACGAAGCGTTAGAGATGCTGGTACGGGGGTTATATTGGTTGTGTCAACAAAGAACGTTATTGAAGATGTTGCTGCTTTTCTTGATTTAGGTGTATATCCAATATTTCTTGCAAGAGCTATTACATTTTCTCTTAGAGTTGCTGTATCAATAAAAACTTCATTTGCCACCATATTGGCATTATACGAAGTAATGTACGTATTATATGCTAATACATCTAGAATTGATGATAAGTTAGAACCTTCAAAATCATAATCCGTAAAATTGGAATTTGATTTTAAATATTCTGTGAGAGTCGATTTGACTTCTTCAAAGTCTAAATTTGTAAAATTTACTAGTGGCATCTTACCTTGTTGGTTGCAATACGAATTCTAATTGTTGTGTTGGAATGTCCGCTCCTATAATGTCATATACAATAACGACATCAAATGAATTGCCATCTATATTGGCATTAGCATCAACGGTTCTTAATTTAACCCTCGGCTCATACCTCTGAACCGATTCTTCTATTTGAGTTTGAATCTGAATTGCAGTTAAGTCATCTGCATTTTCAAAAAGAGAGTTTGAAATGCTAGATCCGAATTTTGGTTTGAAAAATTTCTCTCCAGGATTCGTAAATACTATGTTTTTAACTGATCTTGCAATTGCATTTTCATTTTTCATGGCAATCAAGTCTTTTGTCAGAGGATTAGTCTGAAAACTCATACTAATATCTTTAAATCCTTGACTTACCCTTTCTAGAGGCACAACAATACGGCAATTATGTATTATTTATCAACGATATTATAATTTTTTATTCGTAAAGTGGTTCCGGTTTAGTTTGATTTTCAAAAATCTCAGTTTCTTGCTTTTTATCACGTTTTTTTGGTGTCAAATCATCATTTGCAATTTCACGAAGCATCTTTTGATGTTGATCATTAGCTAAGTTGTCTAAAAAATCGTTCATTGGTTTAAAAATCGGGGATTTCGGGTGAATTTTCAATATTTTTACGTTCTTTGGCAGTTTTCCAGAAATAATTTTCATCATTTCCAAGTCCATCACGGTCATGACCATTCTCAACTTGATAATATACGGTCGAAACCTTAAAATCTGGAATCTTTGGTTCCTCAGGTGTCAAACTATTGTCATAAATTCGTGTTCTATTGTTAGGATACAGTGCAAACTGCCCATTATCTAGTTCAATCAGGTTATGTGACTTATGTTCTGATGGATTTTCACTTGTTGCATAGTCAATTGCATCAGGATCTTGATGATAATTATCAATTGTACAAATATATGTACCCGTTTGTGGGCCATAATCACGGGTATAGCATTCATAGTGCATACTACCAACAAATTGTTTCTGTACTACAGTAACTCCATAGTCCATACAATTCCAAAACTGTAAATTATGTAATTCCATATCAGGTGTTGGTAGTTCTGGTGATGAAACAAATGCACTAATTGGTAATTTATCATACATTGCTGCATATTCAGGTAAATATGTCTCAAAATAAAAAGCACGCCCAGGTATCGACTTAACCGATACCCAGACGCCCTTTACAAATTCACCATGACCTGATTGATGGTCTGTGAGATATTCTTTTCTTACCCATACCTCATATGAGGGGAGGTTCGCAATCAAACAAGGCATACAAAAGTTAATAACTGATGTATATATTTACTTATTTTCCTTGTCCTCTATAACGCTTTTTCTTACTGTTACGAGAAGTCGCGGATAACAAAGTGTTTTGTGAGTTTCCTTGACGAGTCTTTTTCGGTTTTGCAGGAACATAATTCCCACCACTCATAATTGCCATAATTTACCTCTTAAATAACGCGAGTTTTTTCGTGACCAACTCTGATACGTGGATCGCACCAGATTTCAAAGCCTTCTTCCTTTGCATCTAAACAGAACGACACATCTTCGCCACACATGTCCTGTACATTACCACTCTCAAAGACTTGCATCTTTGGTGCAAACCATGGGTATTCAAGATTCTCAAATACTCCCTTCTTAATGAGCACCCATCCAAAACCTGTGTAGTCTACAGTGAAGGGCTTACGCCTCTTACTGATTGATTCCACTGTTTCGTGGTTCATTACTCCACCATTAGTACGGAACTCTTCTTCCTCTAACCAATGTGCTACTGATGTGGTAACTCCATCCTCTGTTGCATACCATCCACCAACAATCTCTTTCTCTGTTCCATCTTCTGCAAGTGCCATATCACACAATTGCCAAAACTTCTCTGTGCTAAACACAATGTCACTATCAATCCACAGTTGGTAATCATACTCTAACTTACCATCCCATGGAACTTGCTTAGGTCCACGTAATACATTCGCTCCTAAACACTTACATCGTGCAAAGTTAACCATAGATGAGTAGTCTTGACTAATCTGAATACTCATTCCATTCTGTACCATATCAAAGCACAGTTGTACAAAGTTCTTCAGAAAGGTAAATGAACATCCTCTCCCTGGTAAACAAAATACAATCGTCTTTCCTTTCATTCGGGCTTTGATACCATCAATGTCCCATTCTGCTTGTTTTGCTACTGGCGCTTTTGCCTTTACAGTAAATCCTTTTGCCATGTCTTTGAAATTACTTCAGTTCAATTATATCAGTGTTTATGTAGGTTGTCAATATGATTCATCTCCTATAGGTTCTGTAGAAGAACCCGTACCACATCCTCCATGGTGCCGAATTACTTCCTCATATGATAAATCCTCAAAGGTGTAATCAGTCTTCATTAGACCAACCATACCGTTGAGGGCGTTCCATGTTTTATTAAATTGTACTTCACTTAGATTGTTATATAAACACTCTTCCTTTGCATAGATGTGATAAACCTTTTCCATAAGAATTTTTTGCGCGGAATTTTTTTTTCCTTTTTGGATTCGTAAGTCGCTTTATATATCTCTCGCTG